GACTAAGCTCTTTGATGAAGGTATTAGTTGTCATCGGTTGGATACATTGTTTCTCACTTGCCCTAATAATAATCCTATTAAGCTTGAACAGCGAATTGGTCGTATCATTCGTGAACATGATGATAAAGAATTACCATTAATAGTTGATTTTTGGTTGGGCGGGCCAATAGTACATAGACAACAAACAAAAAGATTGGAGTGGTATACAAATCGTGGATATTACATATTTTAATTGGCATGAAATCTATCGAATAGGAAGGGGAAACCCTGCTGCAATTGTTATCTTGACTCATGCCCAAACAAAAGATTATAATGAACCTATAGTATGGCAAAGAAGATCAATTTTAGAGTTTCTTAGGATAAATCATATTCCTACGTTTTTGTTTGAACAAGGAACTTTAGATTCAATAAATGGTAAGCTTCTTTGTAATTATAGAACTAAAGAAAAACAGAGTTACATTATTAATCCAAAAGTTTTAAGGTATAATGTAAATGCAAAATTAAAAGTCGATTATATTAGAGCTTTAAGTATGCGAAGAATATCAGAAAAAGTAAATTATATTCCTAAATCATACTTAACCGATTTAGAAATGGATAATCCATTTTTAACATACGATGAAAACTATATATATTTTAGATATGAGTCTCTGGTTTCAGAGAAATAATCCTAAACATAGAACTAACGTTCAACAAGGAGGATAAAATGGTCGCTTGGGATAAAGCAAAAGGAAAACAAAATACTGGTCAACGTAGAGAAATCGAACGTATGACAATGAATATCGGGGATAACAAACTTCGGCTAATTGGAGATGTATTACCTCGTTATTGTTATTGGGTAACAACTACTGAAGGTAGAAAAATGCCCGTAGAATGTCTAGAGTTTAGCAGAGAAACTGAAGGTTTTGACAATAGTGCTGCTAATCCTTTTAAAGAAATTGATGAAGCTGTATACTCAGATAAACCTCAATTTTCTTATGTTTGCAATGTAATTGATCGTTCAGATGGTAAAATCAAATTATTTGATCTACGTTCAACTATATATAGTCAAATTGTAGATTACGCTTCTAATCCTGAATATGGTAATCCTTCAGATCCTGAAACAGGATATGATATTACTGTTAAAAAAGAGAAAACAGGCCCACTACCTCAAAATGTTAAATATACCTGTATTCCAGCACGAGCAAGTGTTGCACTTAGTAAAGAAGAGCTAACACTTGAACTTTTTGATCTTAACCGTATTTATAAGCGTCAAACATATGATGAGCAAAAAGAATGGTTAATGCAAAATACTTCTTATTTCGCTGGTGATGCCGGTGACGAATTTAAAGCAACAGAGGACGTTGACGATTTAGCATGAAAAAGTCACTTAAAGATCTAGTGACTCCTGATATTGAAGAGGAAGGCTCCAATAAAAAATCTTTTGGAGCCTTTACTCAAGTAAAAGGAGATCAAGCACAAATTGACTTAGATAAGTTAAGAAAATATGAAATATTCTTTGCAACTCCGTGCTATGGAGGTATGATAACTGACCAATATTTTCTTTCTATGTTTAAACTTTCACAAGCATTAATGCAGTATGGAATTTCTTTTAGAATTACTACTTTAAGAAATGAGAGTTTAGTTACAAGAGCAAGAAATATTCTTTCTGCAATGTTTATGGAAAGTACTGCATCTCATTTATTTTTTATTGATGCAGATATTGAATTTGATGTGGATTCTATTCTTAGAGCATTAGCTTATGATAAGGATATTATGGCTTCTGCATACCCTAAAAAAGCTCTTCCAATTCAATATGCAATAAATTTTAAATTTCTTGATCCAACTACAAGACAGGTTAGAATGGAAAATGGAGCGGTTGAAGTACTTGATGCTTCTACTGGTTTTTTCTGCGTAAAACGTCGTGTATTTGATAAAATGAGAGAATCATATCCTGAATTACATTATAGAAATGATTCTAATATAGACGAGAAATTTCATAAATATTGTTATTCATTTTTTGATACAATTCAAGATCCAGATGATAATCGTTATCTTTCAGAAGATTATACATTCTGTCGTAGATGGCAAAAAATTGGTGGGGAAATTTGGCTTGATCCAAATACTAGACTTAATCATATTGGTACATATACATTTGAAGGAGATGTAAGCTTAATTATGGGTCAGAATCCTTGATTGATGAAGATTATCAAGCTTGGGAAATATATCATCAATATAGATGGACTTTCAATAAACTTGAACTAGCTCTTAAGCTTGGTTATCAAGCTGGTCCTGCTTGTGTACCCCTTCCACCAGTACCTTATTACTTCAAAGCTGTTGTAAGACCAATATACAATTTATATGGTATGGGTATAGGTGCAAAAGTACATAAATTTATACCTGAAGTTGATAATGATTTTATTGTTAATCATGGATGTATTCCTCCAGGGTATTTTTGGTGTGAATATTTTGAGGGAACTCATTATTCTATAGATTATAAAACTACTAAAGCACCTGCGGGTTCTGTATTTAGATGGGAACCTTTTCATGCAATGGTAGGTAAAAATACAGAAAAAGATCTTACTAGATTTAAAAGCTGGACATCAGTAGAACCTCCTAAAATAATGCTTCCAAATTTTATTAATAAAATAATGAATGTTGATTATTTAAATATAGAATGTATTGATGATAAAATAATAGAAATACATCTTAGAACAGGTAATGATATATTATACAATATGCCTTTAGGTACAACTGCTATTCCTATATGGAGTGATGAAAAAAATACAGTTAAAGAGTTAAAAGAACAAGGGTATCAATTTAAGGCAAACCTACATCCTGATTCTTTTAATTATGGTGCTGACGGTCATTTAAAGTATGTAAGAGAAGGATATATGATAAAATGAAAATTTTAAATTCAGCTGATTGGCATATACTTCTTCACAAAAAGAAAGTTCCTTATAAATGGCAAGTTAATAGATTTAAAACTATGTTTAGAAAACTTCTTGCGTTAGAACAACAATGTGATGTACATATAATTAGTGGAGATGTATTTGATAAAAAACCAGAGGCTGATGAGGTATGTCTTTTTCTTAGTTATATAAACTCAGTATCTATACCAACATATATCATACCAGGTAATCATGAAGCAACTAAAAAAGGAGATAGTTTCTTAGCGTATTTTGGACAGGAAAACGCAATAAAAAATAAAAATGTCCAAATTATCACTAAGAATGAACGAATTCAAATCAATAGTGCAGTATTTCAGTTTTTTCCATATGGAGAAATGCAATTAGATAATCTACCAAAACATTTTGAAGATGATATTTTAGTAACACATATTAGAGGAGAAGTACCTCCACATATTACCGCAGAATATGATTTTGAAAAACTTCGTCCTTGGAAACTTATTCTTCTTGGCGATCTTCACTTTGCACATAAATATCAAGATTATCCAGCATATTATCCAGGTAGCCCTTTAAATGTTACCTTTGATCGAGACGATAAACGTAAATATGGTGTTAATATAATAACAAAATTTTATGAAGATTTTACTTATAAAGTAGATTTTATTGATTTAGAACTACCAAAACTACTAAGAAAAACAATTGGAGTAGCAGATAAAATGATTGAGGATGATTTTAATCATATTGTATATGAAGTAACTGGTTCTATTGATGAACTTTCTAAAATTAAAAATACGGAACTTTTAGATAAAAAAATAGCTACACAACCAGTTGAAGATTCAAAACTCGATCTTAAAAATAAATCGCTAATTGAAGAACTAGAATTATATTTAAATTTTATTAAAATTAAAAATACAAATGAAATTTTAAGTGAATATAAAGATTTGGGTATAAATGTATGATATTACAATAAATAGAACTTATTGGAAATATATTCAGACAAATACATTTATGAGACCTCTTAAAAATTATTATTGTCATGAGAAAATTCCCAGTCTAGGTTCTTATATTTGTGTGCCTCCCTATAAAAATCATGGAAAATCAATTAGAGATGATTATTTTATTTTAGTACAAAAATTTGCCGAGAAGTATAAAGATTATAACTTTGTATTGGGAATGAGTGGAGGAATAGATAGTGAAGTATGTGCTGAAACTTTCTATCAATTAAATATCCCATTTAGAGTTTTAAGTATGCGACTTTTTAATGGACAGAATGATTTTGATTTAATATATGCCGCTAAATATTGTAAAGATAGAAAAATAAAACAAAAAATTATTCCTTTATCTTACGATAAACTTTTAAGAAATGTTATACCAAAAGCAGTAAAATATGGACAATTTACTCATTCTGTTAGTCAAACTGCGTTAACATATCTATTTGAATTTATTGGTGAAAAAGAAATACTTATAAATAGTGGGCATAATCCAGATTATTATACAGGAGTAGGACTAGGTTGGTGGGAAGATAGTCCTAATTATGTAAAATATGCAATTAATACAAATAATAAATTTATGACTTTTACTAGTGTAGAACCTATCTTTTGTCACTATGCTAAAAATCACGATTCTTCGCAACCAGGAGAGAAAGATAATAGTTTTTTATATGAATCTTATGATAATTTAGCATATAGAATTAAATATACTGGTTGGGAAAAAAGCTTAAAAGAAATGAATTTAGCTGAAAATTTATTGCGTAAAGAATGTAGATATGCTTATCAAACATTTTTAACTTGGAGAAGTAGTACACTAAGATATAAAAAAAGATTAGAAGATAAATTAGATAAACATTTTGAAAATAAAAAATTATCAGAAGATTGGTTAGAGTATAAATTATTAACAGGATTAGAATATGTCAAAGGTAATTCTTAATACATTAAAATTTTCAAATATGTTTTCGTATCAGAAAAAGGAAAACATAATTGATTTTAATAAAAGTAAAATAACGCAATTAACTGCACCTAATGGTAGTGGTAAATCTTCTATCGCATTAATATTACAAGAAATATTATTTAGTAAAAATGTAAAAAGTATTAAAAAATCAGATATTGTTAATAGATGGTCAAATTCAAAAGAATGGTGGGCTGAATTAGATTTTAAAGTTGATAATAAGAATTATATTGTTAAGGTTGATAGAATAGGAGCTAAAAGTTCTGTTCTTTTTAAACAAGATAATAAAGATTTAAGTGAACATAAAGTATTAGATACCTATAAAAAAATACAAGAATTACTAGGTCTTGATTTTAATATATTTTCACAACTTACCTATCAAAGTTCTATAGATTTATTGGAATTTCTTAAAGCAACAGATACAAATAGAAAAAAGTTTTTAATAAACTTATTTAACTTAGAAAAATATTTAAAAATAGGTGAAACACTTAAAATAAAAGCTAATTCTATTGATAAACAATATTTACAAACACAAGCAGAACTTAAAACTATTGAGTCATTTTTAAGCACTACTACTATACCAGAAAAAATGGATTATATAGAAGTTCCAGAAACTAATCAAGATATGATTAAAAGTTTAGCTATTATTGAAAAAGAAGTAGAAGAATACGCTCAAACTTGTAAAAAAATTGACAAAAATAATTTAAATATAGAAGAAAGAAACAACTTAAATTTTGATATGTCTATGAAAATTCCAGAGACAGATCCTAATATGTTTTCTGACTTAGAAGAATTAAATCAAGAAGTAACTAAAGCAAAGCTACATAAACAAAATATTGAAAAATCTTTAATGAATATTGATATGTCTGATACTTGTTATGCTTGTGGACAAATAATAGATAATTCTCAATCAAAACAATTACATAAAGATTTAAATAATGATTTATGTAATACAGTAATAAGAATTGAAGGTTTAGTAGAAGAACTAAAATATGCTAAAGAACACGTTAATAGTTATCAGTATGATGTAGAAAAATATAATAAGAATCAAAAAACTATAGAAAAGTTTGAACAACTTACTCGTATGATTGATGAAACATTACCTACTATACACCCTAATTATGATCAATTACAATATGAGTTAGTTACGACAGAAAAACAAGTTAAAGCAAATACTATAAAAATACAAAATGCTACTGAACATAACCAAAAGGTAGGAATACATAATGCAAAAGTAGATGCTCTAACAGAGCAAAAAGAAGATTTTTTAAGTAGACAAACAATAATAAAGAATGATATTATTAAATTATCTACTAAGGTTAATAATATAAATATATTAAAGAAAGCATTTAGTACATCAGGAATAGTTGCGTTTAAATTAGAAAATTTAACTAAAGAATTAGAATTATCTATTAACTATTATCTATCCTTACTTTCTGATGGTCAATTTCAAGTTTCATTTCGTTTAGATAAAGAAAAATTAAATATAATTGTAAGAAATAATGGAATAGATACACCTATTGAAACAGTTTCTGGAGGAGAATTCAGCAGAATTCAAACAGCTATCTTATTAGCAATCAGAAGTTTATTATCAAAATTAGGCGGAAGTAGTATAAATTTATTATTTTTAGATGAGATAACAGGTGTATTAGATGATGAAGGAAAAGAAAAATTAATAGAAGTACTATCAGAAGAAGAAGAATTAAATGTATTTCTTATTTCTCATGATTTTACCCACCCATTAATCGATAAATTATCAATAATAAAAGAAAATAACATAAGTGTGATTCAGTAATAATGAGTTATTCTGAATTACTTTAAATGCGTTTAAGGAGAAATAAATGTTAGCACCCGGAAAATATCCGATTACTTTCGCTTTGCGAAATCACTTTAAAGAAGAACTCAGATCTAAACCAGTAAATTGGGGTTATGGAGGTCTTTCAGAGTTTACTTATTACCGAACATATTCACGAATGAAACCTGACGGTCACATGGAAACGTGGGCAGACTGCGTACTCCGTGTTGTAGAAGGATTCTTTTCTATTTTGAAAACTCATTCTGTAGCATCATATATTACATGGAATGAAAAAAAAGCACATAAATTAGCAGAAGAAGCTGCTGAACGTCTTTTTGCATTTAAATGGATGCCCCCAGGTCGAGGACTTTGGATGATGGGTACTCCTTTTATATGGGAAAAAGGTGGGGCAGCTTTAAATAATTGTGCTTTTGTATCTACACAAGATATTGACGCAGAACTATCAAAATCTTTTGCCTTCTTAATGGATATGAGTATGGTAGGTGTAGGTGTAGGTTTTGATACAAAAGGTGCAGATAAAATTGCATCCATAGAACCAGAGGGTTCTCCTGAACTTATCTATATTGAAGATTCAAGAGAAGGATGGGTAGAAGCCTTATCATGTCTAATTGATTCTTACTTAGAAGAAGGTTCTGCTCCTGTAGAGTTTAATTATAATAGTATTAGACCCTACGGAGAGCCAATTATGGGTTTTGGCGGAGTAGCATCAGGGCCAGAACCATTAAAACACGGACTTGAGGGTATTAGAGATATTCTAACTAAAAGAGCAAAATCTGATAATCCTCTATTAAGCTCTGTAGATATTACCGATATTATGAATATTATTGGTAAAATAGTAGTCGCTGGTAATGTTAGACGTACTGCTGAAATTGCTTTTTCTGAGCCTGATGATATAGCCTTTATGGAAATGAAAAACTGGGAAACAGCAAGTGTAGAAACAGGTGCAACTGCTCCAGAAGAGCTAAAACTTTTAAATAGTCAAGATTATGATTTATATAATAATGATTTTGATTCAAGAAGTGAAATTGCTAAGAAATATAGTGAAAATTCTTGGGCATATAAATTTGGGGGTTGGCGTTGGGCCTCTAACAATTCTATTTTTGCAAGAGTAGGTATGGATTATACTGAAGCTGCTAACTCCATAGCAATTTCTGGAGAACCAGGTTTTGCATGGTTAGATAATATGCAACAATATAGTCGCATGAAAGACCCTGCTGATTGGAAAGATCGTCGTGTAGCAGGAGGCAATCCTTGCTTAGAACAATCTTTAGAAACTTATGAATTATGTTGTTTAGTTGAAACTTTTCCTTCTAAACATGATGATTATTGGGATTATCAACGTACACTTAAATTTGCATATCTTTATGCAAAAGCTGTTACACTTATGGCTACTCATTGGCAAGATACTAATGATGTTATTAAACGTAATCGTAGAATTGGTTGTTCACAATCAGGTATTCAAGAAGCTATTCTTAAATTTGGTCGCCGTAAATATTTAGATGAATATTGTGATCGTGCTTATACTTATATTCAATATATTGATCAAAAATACTCAGAATGGATGGGTGTTCCTTTATCTCGTAAAACAACATCTGTTAAACCATCAGGTACAGTAAGTCTAGTTGCAGGTTCTCTTCCCGGTATACATTATGCAGAAAATGAATCCTACTATCGTACTGTTAGATTATCTGCTATATCTCCAATGATTGATATTTTAAAAGATGCAGGATATCGTATTGAACCAGCAGTTTCTGATCCAGTACGAACTGTAGTTGTTTATTTTCCTGTTGTCCATCCAGAAGGTACAATTTCAAAACATGATGTATCTATCTGGGAACAATTTGCAAATGCAGCAGATATGCAATACTATTGGGCAGATAATCAAGTATCCATTACAATTACATTTAAACCAGCAGAAGCAGACCAAATTGGAAGGGCGTTATCATGTTTTGATTCACGACTTAAAGGTGTTTCATTACTTCCAATATCAGACCATGGCTATGCTCAAGCACCATATATTACTATGGATAGAACAGAGATTGAAACTTATGCTAGTACTTTAAAACCTTTAAATTTTAATTTATTAGGAGAGGAAGGAGAAAATGCAGACGCTAATAAATTTTGTGACTCAGATGGTTGTGAAATCTAATGAGGGAACATTATCATCTAATTTTAATGGGTAACTATGCAGATACTCTTGATGAAGAAAAATTAAAATTTTTAGTAAAAATTTTAGTTAAAGCAATAAATATGAATATATTAGGCGGTCCTTATATACATTATTCTACTGTAGAACAAAATGAAGGATATACTATATTAACAGCTATTGATACTAGCCATATTAGTATTCATACTTGGGATACAGGAGAGTTTCAATTTGACCTTTATAGTTGTAAAAATTTTAATGTACAAACGGTGATAGATATTTTAGAGGAATTTTCTGTATATAATATAAAAATGAGTTTTTTTGAGAGGGATTATGCTACAAGAAGTATTACCACAAGCATACACTGAGTTTCAGCCACTTGAAGAAGTAATGGTTGGTAAAGGATATTCTAAAAATATACTTGATGAATTTCATACAGAATATATGAGTACAACTACAAAAAGATTACTTGGATACTTATTAGATGAAACAGAAGAAGATTATCAAAATCTTATAAAAATATTTGAAACATATGGTGCAAAAGTTTACCGTCCTAATTATAGTAACATAACGCAGTTACGAAATGAGCCTTATCTTATGAATCCTAGAGATGAAATGATAGTATTAGGTAATAATATAATATTTAAATCTCTTCAAAAATCAACCACAAAAGATTTAGCTATTCCTTTAGAAAAATATAAAAAATATTTCAGATATGAAAAACCTTTTCTAGGACTAGCTCCGCCATCAATTGTAAGATTAGGAAAAGATATTATTGTTGATTCTAATGATGGAGCTAATCTTGAAAATTCATATAAATATCTTAAAAAAATACTAGAACCAGATGGTTTTAATGTTATTTACTATCAAACTCATAATTTTAAATTTGAAGCACCAGGTTGTCATGCTGATGGTTGTTTTGCTATTTTAAAACCAGGAGTTCTATTAACACTTAGACCAGAATATATGTATACAGATGGATTATTTCCTAATTGGGATACTTGTAGATTAGAGGGAGAAAGTTGGAAGAAACTGGATGAATGGCATCAATTTAGTAAATCTATTCCTGAAATAGCTAACTATACCTATTGGTTTGATAATGAAAGATATAGAGAAAAAGAATTTTTTAATTATATTGATACTTGGCTATCTAAATGGGTAGGATATGCAAAAGAAACTGTTTTTGATGTAAATGTAATTTCTTTAGATGAACATACTGTATGTGTTTCAAGCTATAATAAACAAGTTTTTGAATACTTTAAAAAACACAAAATTGAACCAATAATAGCTCCTTTTAGACATAGATATTTCTGGGATGGTGGTTTACATTGTATAACAACAGATATCAAAAGGAAAGGTAATGTCGAATCCTATTTATAATTGGCATAAATATGTGTCTACAAAGAAAACAAATAGTAATAATATTATTTGTCCTTTTGCTAAAAATGCTAAATTTATCATTCTTAAAGGAGATATAAATTTTATAGAAGAACAAATTTTTAATTGGAATAACGAATTAGATGTTATAATTATTGAATATACTAAATATATATCTCCTACTCAAGCACAAAAATTAGAAGATAGGTTAAATACACAAAGAGATGATGTTGTAATTTTAATAGATCATTATGAGGATCCTGGATATATAGGTGGTACAAATACTAGTTGTGGGCATAACAAAATTTTATTTTTAATACAAAATAGATATAAATTAAATGAAGCGCGTAAGACTTTAGAAAAAACTAATTATTATGATAATTGGTCTAAAGAATATAAAGAAAAAATATGGAGAAATAAATGATAGATTTATATAGTTATCAATCTTTTGTAGATGGTGTAACATCAGAAGGAAGTAAATCAAATGATGTATATATGAGAACTATAGCTACACTTGCTAATCATGGAATGGATGTTCCTAGATTATCAACAGCAGCTATTGGATTATCTGGTGAAATTGGTGAATTTAATGATATAGTTAAAAAAATATTTTTTCAAGGTAAGGAATATAATACAGAAAACAAAGATAAATTAAAAAGTGAATTAGGTGATATTATGTGGTATTGGTCACAAGCATGTATGGCTCTTAATCTTGATCCATATGATATAATAAAAGAAAATATCCGTAAATTAGAGTCAAGATATCCGGGCGGAAAATTTTCGGTAGAAAGGTCCGAAGAAAGATAAATATTGCCTAAAGGAGTAATATATATTATGATTAAAGCAACAGTTTGGACTAAAGATAATTGTCTATATTGTTCTCTCGCAAAAAAAGAATTACATAGTAGAAAATATAAAATTGATGAAAGAAATATTACTAGTCTTTGGTCAAAAGAAGATTTATTAAAAGTAGTACCTAAAGCAAGGACAGTACCGCAAATCTTTATAAACGACAGATATATTGGGGGCTATAATGAATTAATGCAATACTTTGAGGAAACAACGAGTAACTATGGGCATTAATTATGAATAAAAAATGGTTAATAAAAGTAAAATTAAAGGTTCTGCTTACGAAGCTAAAATTAAAAGATATTTAAACTCTCATCTTAATTTTGAATTTGAACGTATGCCTCTTTCTGGCGCTATAGAATATTTAAAAGGTGATTTATGGACTCCTCATGATACAGCCGCATGGCCCTATTGTATAGAGTGTAAACATTATAAAGATATTCAATGGAATAATCTTTTAACAGCTAAGACTACAGATTTACTTAATTTTTGGAGACAAGCAGAAAGAGAAGCAGAGGTTATGAAAAAGAAACCTCTGCTTATTTTTAGATGGAATCGCTCAAAAGATTTTGTTGGATGGAGTGATGAAATAGAAGTGGATCATTATGTAGAAATTAAATCATTTGGGTGTCACTTTAAAGTAACACAACTTGATGACTGGATTAAAGCACTTAAAAGTCAAACAAATCTTGCATAAATGGCTTCTGTAATATATAATACTTATAATACAGGAGAATAACATGAATACAAAATCTTGGAATGATTTAGCCGAGCTAAACATGGTTATAGATAGCTCGTATAATAATCTACTATTAGTAGATGCAAATAATGTTGCCTATCGCTGGTTACAAAGAGTTAACTATAATAATTTTGCATCTGATTATCAACGTACAATACAAAGTTTATCAAAAAGCTACGAAGCAGGTAAAACAATAGTTTGTTTTGATTTTGGTCGTAGCTACTATCGTATGAATATGTATGATGAATATAAACAAAATCGCAAAAAACCTAAAGAAGAAGATGAAGCAAAAAAGTATGAGGAATTCTTTGGAGTTCTTAATGCACTACCCGAAACACTTAATGAAGAAGTTTTAAAATTTAGAGGTATAGAAGCAGATGATATAATTACGTACCTTGTAAAACATATAGCTAAATCTTTTGACCATACTTGGATTATTTCTTCAGATAGAGATCTATATCAGTTAATTGATGATAATGTAAGTATATTTAATATATTTTCCCGTAAAGAAATCACCAAACAAACACTTAAAGAAAATTTTGATTTATCTCCTGATGAATATCTTTTATCACGAATAATCGAAGGTGATAAAAGTGATAATATAATCGGTGTTGAAGGTATAGGCCCAAAACGTGCTCAAGGGTTGGCTAAAGAACATAAAACATTTGATACATTATTAAAATCTCTTCCAGTAAAAGGACGAGCTAAATATATACAAAATCTTAATGCAAGTCGTGAAGTATTAGAAAGAAATGAAAAATTAATAAATCTTAAAAGATATAATGAAGATGCAATAATTAGCGGTAAGTATGGAGAAGAAAATTTAGATGAACTTAGATCTTCCTATACTGCATAAGATAAAATTTGAAAAGAGTAGTTTAGCACTTAAACTTGAAAAAGAATACGGTAAAGCATGGATTGTAGAGCAATATACTCCTTTTGATCTTTACTATAGCTTACAAGCCTGTATTGAGCAAGATATTGAAATTAAGCCTTTTCAAAGAAAAATTATTAAAACAGGATTCTATTTACAAATAGATGATCCGTATACATATTTAGAAATAATAAGTGATAGTAATTTAGTCTATGAAAAAGGTTTAATAGTTTTAGATGCTCCTACTTATTTTGGACACGGATTTAGAAACGAAATATTTTTAATACTATATAATACAACAGATAAGATTAAACATATTGGACCATATGAACGTATAGCAATGTTCCAAAGTAAAACTTTTAATCAAACCTCTTTTGAATATATTTACCAAGTAGAAGAAGTAAGTTCTACTAAAACAGGTAAAAAATGGATACAAACAGAAAAAGGAAAACAAGTATGACAGGTGAATTTTTATATGAAGGTAAAGCAAAAAAAATATATCAACATGATATAGGAAAAGTAAAATTACAGTTTAAAGATGATGCAACTGCGGGTAATCGCGCTAAAGAAGCACAGTTTGTCGGTAAGGGAGAACTTAACTGTGATATTAGTGCAACAATGTTTAATAAATTACATAAGCATAAGATTGCTACACATTTTATAGAAAAAATAAGTCCTACAGAGCATATCTGTCATCAAGTAAAGATTATCCCATTAGAAGTTATAGTAAGAAATATAGCTGCGGGAACTTTCTGTAAACGATATGGTATGGAAGTAGGTAAAGCTCTTAAAAATACTATTATTGAGTTCTGTATAAAAGATGACGATTTAAATGATCCTCCTATTGCTGAAGATGCAATTACAGCTCTAGATATTACTGATAAACTTACTTTGCACTATCTTCGTAAAGAAGCTACTCATATTAATGAAGTACTAACAAGTATTTTTGCTAAATGTAAGTTAAAACTTGTAGATTTTAAATTAGAATTTGGTTTAACAGAAAACGGTACAATATTACTTGCTGATGAAGTATGTCCTGATACTATGCGACTTTGGAATGATAAAAATGAAAGTTTTGACAAAGATTTATTTAGAAATGATAGTGGTGATTTACTAGCCGGATATCGAGAGGTACAAAGAGTACTAAATGAAAGTTAAACTAAAAGCTCACTCAATACCATCACATGATAGTGTTGGTAATAGTATATTAGATCTTATTTCTTATTGTGCAAGAGTATCTAATCCTTCAAACCAAGGTAATACAAAAACCAGTGAAAAGCTAATTAGGTATCTAATTAAACATAAACATTGGTCTCCTTTTGAAATGGCATCAGTTTGTCTTGAAATTACAACAACAAGAGATATTGCTAGACAAATACTTCGTCATCGTTCTTTTTCATTTCAAGAATTTTCTCAAAGATATGCTGATCCTACAGAAGATTTAGATTTTATAATGAGAGAAGCAAGATTACAAGATAATAAAAATAGACAAAACTCTATTGAAATAGACAACGCTAATATTCAAGCAAACTGGAAAATGCGACAATCCTTAGTTATGGGTGAAGTTCTTGAAGCGTATAACTGGGCAATAGCAAATGGCATTGCTAAAGAGCAAGCTAGAGCTGTTTTACCAGAGGGTAATATGGAAAGTAAATTATATATGAATGGGACAATTCGTTCTTGGATTCATTATGTTGAACTTCGCTCAGGTCCAGAAACACAAAAAGAACATAGAGAAGTAGCTATTGCTTGTGCTGAGGCACTTGCACAAGTATTTCCAATGATTACGGAATTTATCAGTGAATGATTGTTTTCCTCACGCAATATTACCGTGGTTTAGGTCACTGTATGAGAACCAAGTTTATTGCGGAAGAAGTAGCAAAAAGACATCGTGTTCTTGTTGTTGACCAACTTTTTGACCCACCAATTTCTTACGATGGTTGTGAAAGAACTTCGTTTCTAAAGGCATACATTCCAAGCGATATAAAAAACATTTTTAAATTCTTAATGAGTAGAGAGCTTGTCTTGCTCCGTAAGAAAGAATGGATTAAGATTCTTGATACGTATCCCGTAAAAGTTATTATATGCGAAGGATTCCCGTTTTGTAGGCATCAGTTTTCTCACGAATACTTTTCATTTTTTGAAGAAGCAAAAAAACGTGGAATAAAACTAATAATAAGTATTAGAGATTTTCCTTGGGATGAACCCCATCAAGAGAGTTTACAAGATTGGGTAGCACATACACAAAATGTAATCTGTAAATACTATGCAGAGACAGTCCTTGTGCATGGAGATCCTGATTATTTACCATTGTTTTCTGATAGAGTACGTATGCATAATCCATCAGAAGTAATAGAAGAACTAGATGAAAAAATAACTTACACTGGCTATGTATGTAATCCAAATATAAAAAATTATAAAAAACAAAATAATAATATATTTGTAAGTACTGGTTTAAATAAAGAAGAAGGGATGTTGATATTTAAAGAAATAGTAAATATCGCAGATAAGTTTCCAGATTATAAATTTATAATGCCAATAGCTAATCGTTATCTAAAAAATATTAAATCTAAAACTAAAGATAATGTGGTTATGGTTCCCTTTATAGAAAATATGTATAAATTACTTAGCTCTTGTGCATTATATATAACATATGGTGGTTATAATAGCACAATGGAAATTCTAAAAAGTGGTATACCCGCGATAATTATCCCTAGAGATGACGGGCAAAAACAAGAACAATTCGTAAGAACTAGTATTTTAAAACCTTATGATTTTTTTAAGGTATGTTCAAGAGCTAATTTTAAGGAACTACCAGATATTATAAATAATATATTAAGTAATCCTAAATATCCAAACAGTAATAAAATAAATCTAAATGGAGCGGAGATATCAGCTAATGAAATTAGCAAAATTTACAATAGATGATATTAAAAAAGAAGAAATAACTTGGAAAGAGTTAGTATCTTATGATGAAATGAGACATTTAAGACGTTTTAAGAAAGAAGGGTATCATCTTGCCTATGAAAAAGCTCAATTAAATGCTTGGATAATTAAAACTCTAGTAGAAAAGAAACAAAGATATAAATTTAAAAGCTGCAAATCAATAGTATTAGTAGGAAGTGGAATATATCCATATAGCATGTTTGATTTACATCGACAATATCCACACATAAAACAAGTAGGTTTAGAAATAGAATCTAATAGAGCATTAATAAGTAGAAAACTAATTGATGCATCACCTGCTAAAGATATGATAAAAATTATAACAATTGATGGTATAGATTTTGACTATTCATGGATGACTGATGAAGATTTTGTATTTTTAAGTGTAGATGTAAATAATAATAAAAAAATATACAATAAAGTCTTAAAAACAAGTAAGGCGCAACCACTAGTGTGTGCGCCTTATAAAGATTCTTGGATTAGAAATTTAGCTACTTACTTTTCCGAGTTTTAACTTTTTTCTTTTTGATTTTTTTAATCTTTTTCTTTTTAGTATACCGAGGTGATCTTTGAAAAACTTCGGGTATATTCATTCTTTAAATGTAACCTTTGGTCCTTTAACAGTAGCAACAGTTTGTAAATTTGGATTTTTAACTTCAGTTACAGTAACATTATGACCACTACGATAAAATTCTAAAGTTTGTTCTTTTACTTTAGGATCGTATTGCTCACGAAGACCATAGCGATTATCGCCTATTCTTCCGACCTTACCTTCACCTTTTCCTGATCCAAATGTTTTTCGAGCCATAATTATTTCTTCACATTATTACTGAAAGGGGCTTGAGAACCTGATGCGCCAAACGGCTTCATCGGGGTATAAACTTTTCCACCCATACCAGAATTAACATTCTCATTAGATGCAGAATACTTTTTATTTACGCCAGCATTAGGACCACCGCTAGTAGTATTATTAGGTTGTTTATTATTTTGAGGTTCCATCATAACCGGACCCTGATCTACTAAACCTGGAGCATTTTTGAGATACTTTTTCCCACTTGCTGCTCCAGCCCCTGATCTTCCATCACTTGAACCAGTGAAAGAAGTACGTTGAGTGCCTCCTTTAGCTGTCGTAGGCGCATTTTTTGCATTTTTAACAAGTTTATATGCTTCTGTGCTACCAGTGACCGTCTTTTTAATCATCGACATAATTAATTTCTCCTTTATTACGAAATAAGTGCAACGACAGTTTCTGTCATATTACCTGCATTAGCCGCAGCCGCAACAGATGCACGAACTGTAGCAGTTGGAGTTCCGCCAGCAGCAATAGCAAGAGCATAAGCATTAGCCCCTGTAAATGTACTATGTTCAATAGTAGTTGCAACATTAATCATCATGCCACAATCCGTAGCAACAGTACAATCACGTACTGTCAAAGAGCCGGAATTATTATGCGCAACAATACCATAACCTCCACTAATATTAGAACCGATTGAACAGCGTTCAAGACTAACGACTGCGGCTGCATCAGTTGCTGCAACAGCTGCATTTGAATCTAGAACACCGATAGTAATTGCGGCGTTAGCAATACCTAGAGCACCAACTTTACTTGGGCCAGAAGTACCATCAATAACGCAATCTTCTACTTTAACTGTAGAAGCAGTATTACCAACAATAAGACCTGCAGAACGAATTGTTACGTTTTTAATCGCAACATTTGCGCCCCCAGGACCGTCAGACATAATGGAAAATCCATTAAATACAACATCTTTATTCCCGCCAAAGCCTTGAATTGTAACGTTGGCCACGTTAGACGTACGCGGGTCACTATACTCACCAGGATAGACCAAAATCGTATCTCCATCTTTAAGCATAGTTGTAGGAATCGACTCAATACTAGTGAATTGAGCATCATCGGTTAGTTCAGGACTAACTCTATGAATTTGTTTATTCGCCATAACTTTCTCCTTTAAATATAAATATTTCTATAAGATTTCGGAAATATCCTTGAACTCTTACGTCAATATGTCTATAATCGCAAAATTTGCGTGTAGTGTCAAAAATTTATTTTTTTACGTTAAGTTTTGCTACTTACTTTTTCTCTTAGTTTTCTTTTTGTTTTTACCTGCATTGCTTAGAGCAATTGCAATAGCTTGTTTCTGTGGTTTACCTTCTTTTTTTAATTTTCTAATATTCATGCCAATAGTCTTTTGGCTATATCCTCGTTTAAGTGGCATTATTTTGTTCCCTAGCTTGAAGAACTGAAGGAGGTAGCATTTCAGAATTATCAACGGGTACAACATCAATATCATCATCTCTAAATACTAATAGAGAAGAGGAAGAATCCTCGGCATTAACTGTGGCTCCTTCATTAGTTTCATAAACAATATAATCTCTTAAAGAATTTAAATATGCAGAGGAAACTGCTAGTTTGTTAGTCCACCAAGAGGGTAAACTTTCTTCTTCATTTTTAGACAATAATGAGTTATACATGTCAATGACATCTTCTTGTATTTTTTTCATTTGTCGTTTAGCAGACGGAATATCTGTATGCCCATCTTTTATTATTAATTCAAATTCTTCATTTTTTTCATGTTTTAAATTTTTTGAACTGCTCATTTCATTTAACCCGTCTTCCCACCAAGATATTTTTGGCTCTAATTTATTTTCATCTATAATACTTATTAATCGTTTATCATATTCCTCTCGTGTTGGAGGAGAAACACCGTTGACAGCATCAATAATAAATTGAACAGTTGCAGCCGCTATACTTAAACTTGCGCATTTACCTGTAACCAGTTGATTTAATTCATCAATCATAATTGTTGGTGATGCTGCTTTAAGAGGACCAACTAACTCTTTTGGCACTGAAAAATACAAACTACCTTCTACATAAATTTTTGCAGGGTATGGGTGTAATTTATTAGTATTAGAATCAACAACACGAACCATATCAAATCCGTCAATATTTTTAAAAGTAACTGAATATGCTTCATTAGTAGTAGGGCATTTCTCAATATAAGAAGGAGTTCCAAATTTATCCATTAACTTAATAACAAAGTCTTTTGGCCCTTTATACATCCAATTACCTATATCAATATGTTCCATTAATTACCCCATTGATTATGAGCATCAACTTTTTTCTGACTGCCTGTAATGAAATTTTCTTCTATTTTCTCAATACTACTTACAATTTTTCCACACTGTGACTTACAGAGTGAGAAGCTACGTTCGTATCCTTCAAGATATTTACTAAGTTTATTCCAATAATTATAACTAATTATTTTTTCTATGGGAACATAAAATCCATTAAATTTTTTAGTAAAGTCCGATGGATAATAAAAACGTGAGTTATCAGTATCATAATAATGACCACCTGTCCAACAACACCTAAAAACTAATCCTTCTGGAGAAATATACCACTTACCCCAATTTTCCCATACACAATTAATTTTTTTCTCTGCATTTTCATAATCTTTTGTTCGTTTGATATGGATAAAACTACCACTCTTAGGCCTAGCAAACTCTCTACTCGTTTTTACTGCTGAGAAAGTCGTAAAACCAAGTTCTTTTGCTAACTTTTTAGCTTGATCAACTTGATGTTTATTATATTCAAAAACAATATATTTCCAATGAACACTTGCTTTAGTATTGTCTATCACAGATTTTGCATTAGATAATACTTCATCAAATTTTGTATTTATTCTATATATATGATGTGTGTCAGCTAATCCATCTAAATCAAAATTTATAATATCGCCTTTTTTAAGTATTCTACCTACATCAGACCAATACGCATCATTATGGATACCACCATTAGTATGAATTAATATTTTTGTTCCATGCTCTTTTACATAAGATATAATTTCTCGAAACTGCTTATTCATCACTGAATCACCAAAATTACCATTTAAAACTAACCATTGTAAATTATTTAGTAACTCAGGATAAAAAAGTTGTTTAAAAGAATCCAGCGTATAAGTATACTTTGGATCATTTAAATTAATTTTATCAATTCGTAAACGATGACAAGCAGGGCATTTAGCATTACATCTAAATGTAAGTTCTGTTGTAAGTTGTCTAATTTTTCTCATCAAGTGAACAGTATTACAGTTTGAACCTTTGAGCCAGCAGGTATACTTGGAGCAGTAAATTTAATTGATGCGTGTGCCGCAACTGCATTTACTATAAAGTCGTTATTAGCAGTTCCTGGATTATCCTTTAGTTGTGTGATACCATCTAATGTTACTGAAAGTACGTTAGCTAAATGATCACCAGGCATTGCCTTGCCTAAGAAGAATGTATTTGCGGTTCCAGTTTGTGTAACTGCATTAGTAAATGGAAGAAGACCAATGGTAGCTGCAACATTATCTTGAACTATATTAATATTAGCAGTAGTAGCATTTAAATTAGCATTAAGTCTTATATATGTAGCATATACATTTGATGTAGGATCTTTTGCATCGAGCTGAGTTTGAATAGCTGAACTGACACCATCAAGATATCCAAGTTCTGTAGCTGTTACAGCACTTACTGTAGTAATACCTGATCCACTTGTAACCATTGCGCGAGAAGCTGTTAACCCATCAAGACCGTTTATCTCAGTAGTGGAAGCAGTGACTCCATCAAGTATATTTAGCTCAGCACCTGATGATGTTATAGCTGTTCCATTTAGAGATAGAGTTTCGATAGAAACATTGCCTACTACTAAATTAGCACTTCTGGTTACATCACTATCTGAAATTGTGCTACTTGATATTGGAGCGGTCGTTTCAGCAAGCCTATAACCTTTTGCAGATTCATCATAGTATACAGCAGCATTACCTTGATTCCCACGATTGAAAAACATACCTGAATCTAAAGAGGGAGAACCTGAAACACCATTTGCTAACATCAAAAAATGGTCTTGAATTACTAAACTATCTGTATTAACAGTAGTAGTGCTTCCAAGAACTTGTAAATTACCTGTGACAATTAAATCATCATCTAAATTAACTTGTCCAGTAATATGACCAGTGCCTATAACATGAAGATTAGAATCAGGAGATGCTGTGCCTATTCCTACTTGCATAGTTTTCTTAATCGCTACATAGGTATCCTCAGCTGAACTTATACTATCTTCTTTAAAATTAATTCTCCATGAGCCATCAGACTCTTCTAATCCGCCAAACCAATTTGTATCTGTTCCAAAACTATTTCTATATTCAATTTTAACGTCGCCACCATTA